TACGGGGTCGAGACCTTCTCGACGCACCCGGCGTACGGCGTCTCGATCGAGACGATCGTCTCGTGCTACCGCGCGGCCGAGGCCGGGCTCCCCGTCCGCCAGTTCGATCTCTTCGACGGGATCATCGAGAACGACGGCCACCTCCGCGGACTCCTCGAGTTCCGCGTGCAGACCGTCGCCGGCCGCAAGTGGACGATCAAGCCGGGCGGCCCCGACGCGGGCAGCCAGCTCGCGGCGCGCGACTTGGAGCAGCAGCTCCGCGGGGTCCTCGCGTTCCGCGGGTTCATGGAGCACCACCTCACGGCGCCGCACTACGGGTTCGCGGGCAGCTCGATCCGGTGGGACCTGGTGCGCGGCAAGGTCGTGCCGACGTGGTTCCTCGATCATGCGCACCGGCGGTTCCTCGCGCCGCGCAATGACCCCGATCGCGTGAACGAGATCGAGTTCATCGAGTCGACGTCGCCGTGGACCCAGATCCCGCTCGAAGCCGGGCGCTGGGCCATCACCCGCGCGCGCGGGCGCAACGTGTGGGCGTCTGGGACGATGCGCACGAACGTCTTCTTCGGCGCGTTCAAGCGCTGGGGCGGGCGCGACTGGCAGATCTTCGCCGACAAGTTCGGCCTCCCGCTCACGATCGGGTACTACGAGCAAGGCGCCGACGAGGAATCGCGCAACCGCCTGGCGGACGCGCTCGCGAACCTCGGAGAGGACGGCTACGCGGTCTTGTCCGACCTCACCGAGGTCATCGTCAAGGAGGCGGTGCGCTCCGGCGACGCTACCTCTGTGTGGCCAGCGATCATCACCTGGTGCAACTCCGAGATGAGCAAGCTCATGGCGGGCGGCGTCCTGAATCAGGACGCTGGCCAGGCCGGAAGCTACGCGCTCGGCGCCGTGCACGAGGCCCGCTCCTTCGCGTTCGCCCTCGCCGACGCGAGCCGCGTCGAGGAGATGTTCGTCCGCGACATCGGCGGGCCATTCGTCGCGTGGAACGGATACGGGGGCGCGCTGCCGCCGCGGCTCAAGATCCAGGTGATGTCGGACCTGGACCCCGAGAAGCGGGCCCGCGTGGTCTCGATCCTGGTCCGCGAGGTCGGCCTCGACGTCGACGAGGATCAGATCCGCGAGGAGTTCGAGCTCCGCGAGCCGACCGGGACCCCGCTCAAGGGCCGCGAGCCAGCGAAGCCGCCGGGCGGCGGCGCGCCGGCGTTCTCGCTCGGCCTAGACGCCGACACGCTCGCAACGCTCGCCGAGATCTTCAGGAGGAAGGCATGAGGGACGAGCATCCGCGCGCGAGCGCGTTCTGCGTCGATCACGAGGCGATTCCCTTCGGGCTGTCGCTCACGATGCCGAGCCAGGGCCTCGCCGCGCGCGCGATCTCGCCGGCGGCGGAGATGGACGTCAAGGAGCGCGCGGACATGATCCGGGCGATCCGCGCCGGCGAGCATGCCGAGCTGGCGTTCTCGGCCCGGACGTACCGCCAGAAGGCAGGCCGGCCGAACCGGAAGCACGTCCGATTCCGCGAGGAGCGACTGGGGAAGATCGCGCGCAGCGGCAAGGGCATGCCCTTCCTCCTCGATCATCTGCAGTTCATGCAGCGCGCCAGGATGGGGACGATCCTGGCGTCGGTGGCGACCACGTCGGTGGACGATTCCGCCCTGGACGAGGGGGAAACCGGGTTCCAACAGACGATCAATGCCGTGAAGCCGGAGGCGGTGATCAGCGTCCTCGACGGGACGATCGATCGCTTCTCGATCGGCTGGCGCGGCCTCGGGAAAATCGTCTGCACAGCCCACGGTTCGCCGGCGCGCGTCTCGTGCCGATGTTGGCCCGGCGATGAGGTAGAGATTGACGGCGTCAAGCGGATCGTCGAATACGAGTTCCAGGATGCCGAGCAAGTGGAAGTCAGCGCCGTCAATGTCCCGGCGGTTCTCGGCACGCAAATCGCGGAGATTCAAGCGGCGCTGGCCGCCGAGATCGAAACCTACAACGGACGGAGCCACCACATCATGAGCACCCTGGCCAAGCTCGCCGCGCATCTCGGCATCGCGGCAACGGCGTCCGAGGACGACATCCTCGCAGCCGTGCGGCAGCGCGAAGAGCGCACCGGCGCCGAGCTCGACATCGCGCGCACGCGCGCGAACAACGCGGAGGCCGCGCTCGCGCCCCTCCAAACCCAACTCGCCGCAGCGCGGACCGAGGCGGCCGCCGCATCGGTCGAGACCTCGATCGCCTCGGCCTACACCGCGGGGCGCCTGATCCGCCAGACCGACGCGGCCGGAGCCTCTCTGCCCGACCCGTTCGAGGCGAGTCTCCGGCGCCTCGGCGCCGCGGCCGGCGTCACCGCTCTCGAGGCTGAGCTCGCCGCCATCCCGGTGCGGGCCCCGATCGGCCTCCCGGCCCAGGGCGGCCCGGGCCAGGGTAAGCCCTCGCCGCTGCCGAGCCTCCAGGCCCTCGACGATCGCACGATCAAGGTGGCGGGCCAGCTCGGCCTCTCCGCCGAAGATCTCCACACCTACGGCCCCAACGGGGAGCGCTGACATGGCGTCTACCGCAGATCGCAACACCCTCGCCGAGCACATCGAGCGGCTCGTCGTCATGGACCTCGCATCCGGCGCGGAGATCTTCGCCGGGACGCAGGTCTCGTTCAACCTCGCCGGCGAGGCGGTCCCCGCCGCCGATGCCGCGGCCACCGGCCCCGTCGTCGGCCGCGCGGCGCACTACGCCAGCTACGCGGCAGGCCAGCGCACGATCGAGGTCGAGCGCGGCGTCTTCTGGTGGAAGAACTCCGCCACCGACGCGGTCGATGCGAACGACGTCTTCAAGCCGTGCTTCGTCGAGGACAACGACACCGTTCGCGAGACGCCCGGCACGCACGGCGTGTTCGCCGGGTTCGTCGAGCGTGTCGAGTCGGGGGTCGGCGTCTGTGTGAGCCTCCTCGGCGGCTTCGGCCGCATGCCATTCCTCTCGGGCTCCTTCGACACGCTGGCCGCGCCCGGCGCCGCGTCGCTGGCGACCGACCTCACGAAGCTCGCCGTCGACGGCACCGACAACCACACCCTCGCCGCTCCCAACCGGCGCGGGCAGGTCAAGGTCATCCGCACCGTCTCGGCGGCCAACACCCCGGTATCGGCGATCACTGTCACCGGCGGCAACGGCTTCACCACCATCTCGGGGTTCGGCGCCGTCTCGGCGTTCGTCATCCTCATGGCGAGCAACGCCGATACCCCGCAGTGGGAAATCCTCGCGTCGGGCACTGTCACCTTCTCGTGACGACGCTCCTCCTCCAATCCTGAAAGGGCACATCGATGTCGCAAAATAAGCAAGGGGGGCAGTCGCTCGACGCACGCAAGCTCGACGCGGCTTACACCGGCTTCCATGCTGCGTTCTTCAAGTCGCTGGCGAATGCTCCCTCGTTCTTCAACACGATCTCCGCAGTCGTCACCGACGATCGGCCATTCAACGTCTGGAACTGGATCTCCCAGGTCCCGAAGATGCGCAAATGGGTCGGTCAAAAGCGGCTTCACAAGCTGCGGGCCGAGAAGCACCAGATGGAATGCGAGCCCTACGAGAGCTCGATCCAGGTGCCCAAGGAAGACATCATCAATGATCGACTCGGCCTGTGGTCGCGCCAGATCAACGACATGGGGTCCGCGCATCCGCGCCACCTCGACGATCTGGTGATCACCGCCCTCATCGCCGGCTTCGCGGCCACGGTGGGGCGCACGTACGATGGCCAGTTCCTCCTCGACACGGACCACACGGCCGACGGCAACGGCCAGGGCGTGTCGCAGAGCAATCTCCTCACCGGCGCGCTGTCGTTCGCCAAGTACCGCGAGGCGTACAAGCGGATGGCGTACGAGTTCGTCGATGATCAGGGCGAGCCGGTGGTGAACGTCCCCGGCTACCTCGTCGTGGGCGTGCAGAACGCGGACATCGGGCGCGACATCCTCCAGCGCCAGTGGATCGCCGGCGTCAACGGCGCGGGTTCGGGCGCCAACGTCCAGCTCGAGAACCTCGAGCGCGGAACGGTCGAGCTGATCGTCACGCCGCGCATCACCGACACGAAGTGGTTCCTCCTCGCGCGGAACCCGACGGCCGTGGTGATGCAGAGGAAGCGCGGCCCCGACTTCTACTCGGTCGGTGAGGACGGTCTCCGCGGCGGGCCGACGAACCCGCACACGTTCATGACGGGCAACGTGCTCTACGGCATCGAGTCCGAGGAGGGTGTGGCCTACGGCGCCTGGCAGGACGTCGTCGGCGGCCTCGGAACCTGATCGGCTCAAGGCCGCGGCATCGCGGCACAGAAGGCGGCGCCACGACATCGGCGCCGCCACCTTGCGGGCGAGAGAGACGGTAACTCGCGTGGCTCATACCCACGAAACACCCGGTTCGACTCCGGGGTCCGCAACGAAAGGAACACCCCATGCCTCTCCTGAAGGTCCGGTCCCATTCCCATCTGAAGCACGCGCGCCGCGCGGGGATCTCGTTCTCGCCGGTCGAGACGATCGTCGACGTCACCGATGAGCAGGCCGCGGCGATCAAGGGCGACACCGAGTCCCTGATCGCGGTGGAGGTGTCGGCCGCCGAGGCGAAGGCATTCGCCGACACCAAGGCGATCGCCTCGTCCGACCCGGCCAGCATCGCGGCCGAGAACGTCAAGCTCCGCAGCGACGTCGCCGATCTGAGCCAGCGTGTCGCCGACCTCGAGGCCGCCCTCCGCGGCGACTTCGGCGCCGGCGATGAACCGCGCGGCGTCAAGCCCAGCATCGCGCCGGGCGCGAAGGGCAAGGCGCGGTCGGACGGCTGATGGCCTACTGCACGCAAGCGGACCTCGAGGCGGTGATCGGCGCCGAGCGCCTGTCGCAGCTCACCGACTTCGAGAAGACGGACCCGGGCTACATCAACGCCACCCGGGTGACCGCCGCATGCGAGGCCGCCGCGTCGATGATCGACAGCTACGCGGCGAAGCACTACACCGTGCCCTTCCCGACCCCGAGCGACGCGATCAAGCGGATCGCGGTCCGGCTGGCGATCTACGACCTGATCCAGGGGAGCCCCGTGGGCCCCACCCCGGAGCAGATCGCGGAGCAAGATGCCCGCATGAAGTGGCTCGAGTCGCTGGCGAACCACAAGGTGACGCCCGGCACGACGCCCTCGCCGACCCCGCACACCATGGTGGTCGACAAGGCCTACGACCGGCCGTCGACGAAGGCGGTTGGCCGCGAGAAGACGAAAGGGTTCTGGTGATGGGCCGGGACCTCGTCATCAACATGACCGACGTGGAGCGCGGCTTCGCGGCCATGAAGCGCCGGGCCGACACGGTGCGGACCGTGTTCCAGGCCTTGAAGAGGCCGGCGGCACAGGACCACGCGGATCATGCCGCTCGAGCGATGGGCCCCGACGGCCCCTGGCCGCGCCGGTCGCGCGCCACACTCGCCAAGCTGGAGGATCGCGCGGCCGTCGTGCGCGTGAGTCGGCGGCGCCGGACGCGCACGCACCGGGGAACGAACACGAAGATCACGACGACGGTCACACACCTCGCCCGCGCGCGCGAGCTTCTGGGGAGCCTCCCCCGGTCGATGCGCTTCACCGCCAGCGCCAAGGAGCTCAAGGCCGCGAGCGGCATCAGGCGGCGCGGGCTCGCCGAGGTGCACAACTCCGGCGGCACCGCGGGTCGCGGCGCGCGCATCCCGCGGCGCACCTACATCTACTGGAGCGAGCGCTTCACGCGCCTGGCATCCGAGGCCATCGAGACCCACGTGTTCGGCGGATGGGACCCGTCGATCCGGCTCAAGCGCTTGAGCCTGTCGCTATGATCGCGATCTGGGCCACCACACCGATGCATTCGGCCTCCGAGCGCCGGATGGTGGAGGATGCCGTCGTCATCCGCCTGGGCGCCCTGCTGCGCTCGAACGGCGGGTTCCTGAAGGCCCTCCGCGCCTTCAACGGCGAGATCGACGAGGACAACGCGGACGACTTCTACCGCGAGCTTCAGGGGGAGAGCCCGGCCATCCTCGTCTCCACGTCGACGGGGCGTTACGACGAGGGTGCCATCACCGCGCGCGCCGTCACGAACGTACTCACCGTCGATATCCTCGTGGTCTCGTCGACGCTGTCGGGCCACAAGGAGCGCACGCGCGGCGACGTCGCCACGGCCGACGAGGACGTGGTCGACTACGGGGATCCTGGGATCTACTACATGCTGGCGAAGATCCGGCAGGGCCTCATGGGCCGCCAGACGGGCGTGGAGGGTGCCGGCGTGCTGCGGCCGGTCACCGAACAGCAGCTCTACTCGACGCAGAACCTCACCGCGTGGCGCGCGGTCTACCGCATCCCCGTGCGCATCGCGCAGCCGCGCGACACCGAGGATGACGCCCCGCTGATCAGCGAGCTCGAGCACCAGCACTTCAACCACGACGAGCTCGCCGATCGCGACACCCTGGTGGCCCGCGGTATCGCTACCGCGGCGCCGGATTGACGTGGTAACCCGAGACATGGCCAGACCCCCCCTCCTCGTGCGGCTTGTCCAGGGCAACCTCTTGCCGGTGCCGCCCGACGAGGGCGTCGACGGGACCGTGGTGATGACGCCGGAGAGCGGGATCGTGCGCGTGCGCGACAGCTCGTGGGCGCGCCGCCGCATCCTACGCGGCGACTTCGCCGTCGTCGAAGAGGAGCGCTTCGAGACGATGCAGGCGTCCCCGGCGGTGACCGCGCGCATGCGGCCGATCATGGCCGACCCCACCCCCGAGCTCGACCCGGTGCCCATCGATCTGGATCTCGACAGCCTGGCGGCGGAGATCGATCTCGAGACCGACATCCTGGAGGATGACCGATGACGATCAAGAACACGTTCCCCTCGGACAAGCGCCGCCCGGGCATCTCCCACGAGTTCGACAAGACCTCGGGCTCGCGCTCGCTGGTGACCGTCCAGCGGCGCATCGCGCTCGTCGGGATCAAGGATACCTCCGGCCTCGCGACGGTCGCGATCCCGATCCAGATCTTCAACGAGGCCGACGCGGATACCCAGTTCGGCATCGGCTCCGAGCTGGCGCTGATGTGCCGCGCGGCCTTCACGACGTTCGTCGACATGGGCACCGCGGCGGAGGTGTGGGCGGTTCCCGTGGCCGCGCCGGCGGGCGCCGCCGCAACGGGTACTTTCGTGATCACCGGGCCGTCGACGGAGAGCGGGGACATCGTCTTCTCGATCGCCGGCCGCGTCTTCCGGGCCCCGATCGCGTCGGGCGCGACCGCGACCCAGGCCGGTGATGCCATGGTCGCCGCGGTCAACGCGGCCCTCTTCGATGTACCGGGCACCGTCGTGAACGTGACTGGTACCGTCACCTACACGCACAAGCATCTGGGCGTGAACGGGAACGCGGTCAAGATCCGCGTCCGGTCGAAGCCGGCCGGCATCTCGATCGCGCTGACTCAGCCCGCGAGCGGCACCGGCGCGATCGACATCACCGCGCAGCTCGACACCCTCCAGACCCAGGACTACCAGGACATCGCGATCGCCAACCACGCCGCGGCGGACGTCACTGATCTTGCGGCCGACGCGGCGATCTCGTGGGGCGCAACGCGCAAGCGCTGGCGCCACTACTACCTCGGCGAGAACGGGTCTCTCGCGACCGCGACCGGCCTCAATCCCAACGACGAGCGCATCATCGTCATCTCCTTCGAGCTGTCGGAGGCGATGCCGAGCGTCATGGCGGCGGCCATCGCGGCCATGGTCGCCTCGCGCGAGGCCCCGAACTACAACTTCGACGGCACCGAGCTCACGGCGATTCCGCCGATCGAGAACCCGGCCGACATCTTCATCGACTCGGAGATAGAGACGGCACTCGCCGCCGGCGTCACGCCGATCACGGTCGGCGAGAACAGCGGCCGCGCGAAGGTCGAGCGCTTGGTCACCTCGAAAAAGGCGCTCGGCTCGAACCCGTTCTTCGATCTGCTCGACATCGGGCCGTCCAAGACGATGGCCTACACCGCGCGGCAGGTGGATGCGGCCGCCGCGCGCATCATGAAGAACCGCAACATCGACGAGGACCTCGTCCGAGACGTCAAGACCAGCGTGTTCAACGTGCTCAAGCGCGAGGAGGAGCTCGGCTACCTCCAGAACGTCGACGCCCACGCTGCTGAGCTCAAGGTCGAGAAGGATCCGAACGTGATCGGGCGCCTGCTCGTCGAGATCCCGGAGTCGGTCGTGCCGAACTGCCACCAGATCCACGGCGTACATCGGCTCTTCGTCGGCGAGTGAGCCACCACCACCTCGAGGAGGGTTGAGACATGCCAGGCACCACCGATCTCGTCGACGTATGCACGATTACCATCGAGCGCACGGGCCGCCCGGCCGTTCGCTGCGAGGACATCGGGCAGTTCGACTGCACCCAGACCCAGGAGTCGCGGCCGGCCTACACGCTGCGACGCGACCGCACCGCGCGCGGCTTCCGCCATGGGGCGCGCACGATCGCGGGGACCATGGAAATCACCCTCCCGGTCGGCACCCTCGAGATCGATCTCGAGGAGATGATGCGGACGAAAGAGCGCTTCAACGCGATGGTCCAGCGCGGCCTCGGCCCCACCGCGAAGCGGCGAACGCTCGTCAACGCGCTGATCACCGAGGTCAACGAGACGGCGAACGGCGAGGGCGAGCACACCTACCGGTGTAGTTTCGTCGCCGCCGACTACCGGCCCGACCCGGAAGGTCTGTGATCCATGGCCAGCCCCGCCCGAGATGAGATCCGCGAGGCCCGCGAGGCCGCGGCGCAGCACGAT